AAAAAATTCAATGTAACTACCATTAGCAAATTCGTATCGGAGAAGCGATTTGTTAAAGCGTTCGTCAAAATACCTACCCGTGTCTTTCATGATACGTAAAAAGTCCTTTAACGCACCTCTTCGTAAATGCGGTATTGTTTCAGCTACTACGCTTATTTCCGTTTTCGGGTACGTTGCAGCCTTTGTAATTAGAATAGGAAGTATTCCGTATGTCTTACCCGCAGAAGTACCACCTTGAATAATTTTAATTCGTTTTTTTAAAGCTTCTATTTTACGAATTGCTGTCGTTATTATCACTTAGTTTGAATAAAGGTTGTTCGATATTCGTTTGTTCAACTTGCTCTTTTAAGTTGTTTAAACGTTGTGTAATGCTTGCGTTATACTGTCCTACCATACCGCCCGTTATTTGGTCTTCTCGTATTTCTTTGCGTATACGTGAACAGATAGGAGAAAAATCTTCGTACGCTTTATTCGTATTCTTAAAATAGTCTTCAACACATCCTACAATATCCCAGCAAAATATTTCGAAACCTTCCATTGTTAAAGGTCTTTCAAGTGGCTCGGCTCTTTCTTCAAATTCTTTTCCTCCAAATACGCTTTTTATTCTCGGGTTTGCTTTTACGTCCTCTTTGTATTTTTTAAATAGTTCGTAAAGTTGTTCGGGACTATCTAAATTTCTTGGTCTACCTACTTTTGCCATTTTTTAATTCGTGTTTTGTTAATTTTTCTTCATAAGTTGTTGAACATACCGCTAAACGTTGGTCTATATCTTCGTATTCAAAAGTCATTGTATCGTCAATCATGCATCTTTGAATGAAGTCTTTTTTACTTTCGTCTTTTCGTGGTTTAGGAATTGGCATCTTCGTAGGTGTTAAATAATATTTCTAATTTATTCATTACATCACGTAGACAACTACCGCAGCTTGTTGGTTGCATATTTACTTTAAATACTCTATTATAAATTCTTAATAGTTCCTTTTGTTCGGTAGGCTTCATTGAATAACGTGTTTCAGAATACCATTCTTTTAAATATTCGTATTCGTCTTTTAGTAGGCATTCAGGTTTACGATACGGAAATAAAGCGTTTAACTTTGCTTTGCGCTCATCACAACCGCAGTCTTCACCAAGTAACCATTTAGCAACCTTTGATACTCCAGTAGCTTCTAAAACCTTTTCTACTGTGTCCCCTAATCCTTCGCTTTTAGCCGCTAATATTTCAGCTTTTGTTCGTCTTTTTCTTGTCATGTTTTATTTTATTTAGTTATATACCACCATTGTGGTTCTATTATTTTACCTATATATTCATCGTCTTTGATGTAATCCCCACACCAAAACACATCTAAAACTTTGTATTTTGCAACTTCATTATTTTCTACTTCAGTTACTTCACCTACATAATAACAGTCGCCATCTTCAACATCCCTTATAATATCACCTATTTTGAATTCCATGTTATTTTATTAATTCGTAATCCTGGTTCTTAAAATCTTCGTAATCTTCTTTTACATTATCTTTTAAGCGTTCTTTGCAAGTCTTAATTGTTTTCCATACGCTTTTAAAACTTATTCCCGTTACGCCTTCAATTTGTCGTGTACTCATTCCCGAAGTTCGGTAAAGGTCAAATAATAATTGATCGTACCAGTGCCACTGTTTAACCTCTTGGTTTATCTTTATTTCTAATCGTTTCTTTGCTTCAAGTATTTCAGGCAAGTATTCGTCTTTCAGTTGGTAGGCTTCCGTTATGCTTACTTTTGTTATTCGTGTTTTGCTTTTTTTATAATCAAAAGTCATATTTCTTAAAACAGTCCAAACAAAGTTCTTATTCAACTTGCCGTTTAAATAAAATCTTTCAACGTTATTTATTACCGCCATTTTTAAATACATTTCTTGAACTATATCTTCAGAGTAAAATTCTTCTCCAAAAGTGCCTACAATTTTAATCCAGTCTTTGTGGTGTTTACTTAGTTCTAATAAAAACTTTTCATTTACCAAAGTGAACTGAATAACTGAATAACTAAAAAACTTAATAAACCTATTGTAACACGAAACATTGATTCCAATATTAATTCGTCTTTATATACCCACCTTTCAAATTTATGCGCACTTTTCCAATATACCAAAACAAGAAAAACCCTATCTAAAATAAATAGGGTTATCAAAAACGGTAGTAGTAGAATGTATCTCACTTTACAAAGTTATACTTTTTTTTTAATTATCTATCGTCGCGCATTAATTCTTGGTAGTGTAAAATTTCTTCAGCTTCATCTTCGTACTCAAAACCAAATTCAGTTGGATCTTCGTAAATTAATTCCTCTAATGTTTCACAAATTAGTTTTGAATTACGGTTGTTTAATATTCCGTGTTTTACGTAACTACCTTCGTGGTCATATAAATCATAACGGGTAATATAAACCTGTAAATCTTCTACTTCGTTTCCATCTCTTGTAAATTCTACTTCAAATTGAAACTCCATTGAGCCAAACCTACCTAAGTTAATATCGAAATATCCTTTACGGCTGTAAAAATCTACTGCTTCAATTTTCCAATTACGTGTTTTCATAGTGCTTTGTTTTAATTATTTCTTCAAAATTAATATAACTTTTTAAATAAACAATACTTTTAGAAAAAAAAAATGCGGAATTTTTTACGTTCCGCACCTTTGACTTTGCCGAGCCTAAGTTATTTTTTATAAGGTGGGTTACTTATAAGCGCATTTATTTGCTCCTTTTGTATTTTAGTAACTACTTTTTTCGGTGTAAAATAAACTCCTTCTAATTGAAGCTTGTCGTATGCTTGTTTTAAATAATTCATATTACATTCCTTTTTCATTTAGGTATTTCGCTAAACGCTGGATCGTTTTACTTGTTAAAGATTTGCCGTTTAAAAACGTGTGAATATTTGACTGGTGCAATTTAGCATCCAAACAAAAAGCATTCAATGATAGTTCGTGTTTTTGTAGGTAGTCCCGTAACATTTTACGCGTTAACTCGTCGCTATTTGCTATTATTTTACTTGCTTTCATTTAGAAATCATTTAAGAAATCGGATATATCGTTTTTAGGCTGCGTTTCAGGCTGTTTAACGGTGTTTTGATTATCCCTTGGTAATTGTGCTTGTAAACCTATATAAGCTCCGTTGTCGCCTTGTTTTTTCCAACCAGCTAATTCGTACTTAATTCCGTTGATTGTTATATTACCTTTAAAATCAGGGTGTGAATCTTGTTTTTTAAATTTGTTGGTAGATAGACTACCGTAGTTTTTTTGTTCCATTTTACTTTTTATTTTAATTCTACTTTATAATAATCCAATGTTATATCCGCTATTTTTTCAGCGTCTTTACGTACCCTTGCTTGTCTATCTTCATCGTCGAACGGACTGTGCCACCTTTCATCTGAAACCGCATCGTAGTTTAAATACGTAATAATTGCTTCAACAACTCTTTCTCGTCTTTCGTCGTAGTCCATAGGAACCAATAAAACCTTTGCTAAATTTTCCATTTTACTTTTTATTTATTTTTACTTTTAACATTTTAATTACTAAAGAATCAGTATTTACAGTACCGCCTTCATCTGTTACCGTTAATAAGGCTTTTACTAATTGGTTTAATTCTTTTAGTTCTTTTTTTAATTCTTGTATTTCTTGGTTAACTTCTGGATTCATATTAATTGAATTAAGTTGTTATAATATTCTCTACATTCTTCAATTCGTGTTTTAATAGCTTCGATTACTTCATTGTCACGCTTTACTACGTGCGTTTTAACGCGCTTTTCCATAGGTATATGGCCGAATGTATGCTTATCTTCTACAAAAGCTCTTATATCGTCGCTTTCTCCTATTACATTTTGTTTCCAGTGTTCCCTTCTAACTTCATCGTCAACAATTTGTTTAGGCGTATCAATCAAACAATAGCATAATAGAGCTTCTTGTTTGTCAGTTAGCCACATATAACCCTGAAGCTGGTAGTAATAATCTTTGTTATTTAGTTCGTTTTCTATTACCTTATCAAAAAACGTAAACGCATCCCAAGAACTTTTAACATCTATTAATACGTCCGTGTTTACATCTGGCTTTCCTGTTGCCCAGTCATTAGAAAATTGTTCTTCATTCTTGTAAATAAAGCCTACGTCTAAAACACTTTCAGTTAATTTAATCGCTTCGGGTTCTACTTCGTTTCCTTTGTCCGTGTATCTACTCCAGAACTCTTTATGTATTCCGTATTTTTCTTGAATTGCTAATTCTAAAATATAGCTTTTAGTAGTTTGAGAAAGACGTTCCCCCTTTGTTCGGGGGTTCGTCATTATTTTACCGATTTGTGAACAACGTACTTTCATAACAATAATGCTTTTTCTTGTGCTTCACTTAATTGAAATTTCTCTTTTAGCTTTTCGATAGTAATTTTACCTTCGTTAATTGCTTTTAAAGCATCGGTAAATCTTTTGTTATCCAAACTTTCTTTTTTAGGCTTTTCTTGTTCTCCTGAAGCGTCCGTGTCTTTGTCGGTAACTAATCCTAAAATTGAACTCAAACAATATCTACGAAAATACGTAACACCCGAACCGAAACTTTGAAAGTCATTCATTCCTTTTAGTTGTACATACGGTATTAAAGTATTTGAATCAATCATTTCTCCAGTTTCAACGTGAAATAAAACCGTTTTAAGATAGTTTAATCCGTCTTGTGAATTAATTAGTTGTGTGAATCCTAATCCGTGTTTTTGTAGTAATGGATTTACTTCGCTAAATATTTTTGGAAGATCCGAATATGAATACCCGTACCCTTGCGTTTCTTTGTGAATTACTTTCACTTCTTGCTGGAACGCCGCCAGCGACTTTAATAAATGTTTCATATAACTTTGTTTAATTTTCTACAAATATAATATTAATTTTTAATATAACAATAGCTTTTAAAAAAAATACTTAAAATAATTTTAATTGTGCTACGTGGTTGTTTATTCGTTCAACCGCCTTTTCGTAGTATTCTAAATCTAATTCACAAGCCGTTAGTTCAAATCCATAATCATGACAAGCTATTGCTATTGAACCACTGCCTAAATGTGTATCAAGTATTTTATCGCCTTGCTTTGCGTTATTTTCTAAAAGCCATTTATATAATTCAATAGGTTTTTGAGTTGGATGTATTTTATTTTGTTCTTTATGAATAGATAAAGACCACATTTTAGCAGGTTTCTGTATAGAAGACCAAGCATATTCACACATTGCTAAACTAAAATCGTGAGGTTGTTTTTTATCCCAAATAAAGAACCCTTGTGTAATTGGTAAATCAAAATAATTACCACCCCAAATAATTTGATTTTTTGATACTCTAAATAATTCTTCAAAATATTTTTTTGTAGGTGTTTCATTATCCCAATTCTTTTTTTTATGTTTTTGTCTTACAGGATTTGAACTAATTCCAATCCCATAAGGCGGGTCAACTATTGCCAAATCAAAGTAGTTATCTGGATAGCGTGCCATTAGCTCCATGTTATCTTCGGTTGTTATTTCTATTTTATCCGTTACTTTCATAAAAATTTCTTTAATCCTTGTGCGCATCGTTCAATTGAGTTTGCGCGTTCCTGAAGGCTTGTTATTTGTTCAAGTATAGTTTGCTTACAATCGCTTGTAAAATATCCCTGTGAGTTAGCTATTAAAGGAATTAAGCCATTTGAACGTATGTAGTTAACCATTTTGCGTAAACGCGGACCAGTCATTTTTATTTTGTATCCGTGTAATTGTAAATACTGATTCATGCGTGTTACTATTAATTCGCTTTTTATCGGATTGTTTTTTTTATATTGTCTAAATCCGTGAATTACTATATTTAATATTTCCATTTCTTCAGCTGTTAATTCGCTGGTGTGTTCTTCAAATCCCGTAATCATTTGTAAATGTTTTTAATGTTATTCTTTTCAGCATATCTAATTACAAAGTCTTGCGCATCTTCTAACCTTTGACTTGAATAAAGATACTGCCTATTTCTACGAACGTAAAAATAATTATAAACGTAACCGTACTTGTTTTTTACCTTAGTTGGGTAAATCCATTTTACTTTAATTTTCATACTTATTTGTTTTATGTTTGTCAAAAGTAATATAAATTATTAATATAATTCTAATTCCTTACATTTTT